AGTACCCCGACCAACCCTGGAGGGTATTCAAAGCATGGCCCGCGGATTTCGACGAATAGCAAAATTGCTGCCCAAGACCATGCCAGAAGAGATAGGTGCATTCGCTATGAAGTACGGAGGTGCTAAGCGCCTCAAATATTTGCTGGCCTCTGAGAGGGTACATTCAGAGGGCCTGACTCGTAGCGACGCCACAATCACCATGTTCATTAAGTGTGAAAAGATGCCCCCTAATAAGGTTAATCCGGATCCTAGAGCAATACAATTCCGCGGCGCCAAATACGCCGCAGCTCTCGCCATGTATTTAAAACCCATAGAAGAACACCTGTATCGCCTCAAACTCTACGGCAGGTATAATCCTGGGTACCGAGTGATTGGCAAAGGCCTTAATCAAGTTGAGCGCGCTTGTTTGGTTAAACGCAAGCTTGAGTGGTTTAAGTCACCAGTAGTTATGTCCTTGGATATGAGTCGATTTGATCAACACGTCGACATCTCCCAATTGAAGCTGGAACATTCGGTTTATTTGTCCTGTTGCTCTGATCCTTTCTTCCGACGTATTCTTAAGTGGCAGTTAATCAACAAATGCCGCACCAATTCAGGCATCAAATACACCACCTACGGAAAGCGCATGTCGGGCGATATGAATACTGCGCTAGGTAATTGTTTGATTGTGGTCTCCATGGCAGTCTCGTTTATGGACGAGATGCACCTACCATACGACTTGTTAGTCGACGGTGATGATTGCCTCCTGTTCATCGAGCAATCCGACTTTGAAGCAGTTAATCGAGTCATAGTCCCTAAATTTTTATCTTATGGCCATGAGGTTAAGATTGAAAACATCGCGAACTCGCTCCACGCTATTAATTGGTGTCAATCTAAGATCATCGAGACGGAGAGAGGTATCAAGTTTGTGCGCGATCCTTTTAAAGTAATGTCCTGCGCACTTGTAGGTACCCGATGGCTAGGCAAACCCGGATGGGTACGCCGGGAGTTTTTAGCTGGTTTGGCTGACTGCGAACTAGTGTTAAACACCGGCGTTCCCGTACTCTCGGCCTATGCCATGGCTCTTAAGCGTAATGCACATGGTGCACGCTCCCGTTTCGATGACGCGTCTGGTGAGTGGTTCCGATATCTTCGAGAATCTCGCCTCTATCGCCATCACCCTATCGACATGCCCATTTCCTCCAATGCCCGCATTTCTTTTGCGCAGGCTTATGGAATATCTGTCGACGACCAATTTGCCATCGAGGACCGGTTGTCGCGTTGGCACTTCGACCTTGACAAGACGACATTTGAATCCTCTTGGGATCCTCGAACGTGGACCCTAACCCGCCCACTGGTCGAGTGCCAATAGGGCAAATATGCCATCAAACTCTCGAAATAATGCTTC